CCCATAAAGTAGTCTTTCGGATAATTAGCATAACGGAGCTTCACCATATCAGTAGCAAGGGCAATAGATGACCCACCAGTCCAATAATCTACATTGTATGCATAAGCCAAGTGTTTCTCCCATTGCGAATTGCTAAAAAAATCGAAGTAAATTTTCTGATAAGCAAGGAACGGAAGAGCATTGACAGTTTGCGATTGCTTATAGACAAGAGGGTTAACACCATCAGACAGATTATCAAGACCTAAATAATCCTTAGTGATAGCAGCCTTTCCTGTATTGGAACCTGCAATCATAGAACCGTAACCAAGCATATCAAGCAACTTGCAAGAACCATAAACCAAAGGCAGACCAGCATCGTCACGAGTATTGGTCTGGTCATTGGCGTTCGCCGTTTGCAGGTAAGTGCTAAGAAGTGCCTGAGTAACATAAGGAACCTGGGTAAGCTGAGAAGTATTCGCATCATTGCTAGCGGCAGAAGTCATGTAATCAGACATCTGGGTAAATGCTTGCGGTAGGGCACGAGAAATCAAGCGCAACGGCACAGCGTAAAAGTCATAATACTCTTTAATACGGGTATATGCAGCCGTATTGACAGGAACAGTACGAGTAAACCAATCAGAAGAAATACGATACTTGCTGCCAGGGATAGCAATCTGCCAATAAACGGGCAAAATCTCACCAACTTTTGCCGTAAACAGTTTTTTACTAGACAAGTCAAAGGAAGAGCGATGTACGGCAACTTTCGCTCGGTCTAGGGGGTTAAAATCACTCATAATTAATTAATTTAAATTAAACCATACGGTTAAATATATTATTAGCATCATTCAATTTCTTATGCTTAATCATATCGCGGCAGAAAGTAGCAGCACGGAAATCAAGACAGTTTTGTAAGTCGCTACTTTGCCCACTATCATAGGCACTTCTTGTATCGGGTTTCGCGGATTTGATGTAATTACAAGCCGCGAGAGATGGGATTCTGGGGTCATCAAACGGAACGTGTATCTGTTCTTTAATGGGACGAATAAATCCGTCTGCATATTCTCCGTCCTCTCCGATACCAATGGTCGCCATTTCGCATCCCTCGGCTGGTACATAGAAATACCGAAGCATAGGGGCTGGCAAAGTCTGTTGTATTCGCAACGAATCACACATTCGTACATAGTCCGATTTCTTTTCATATTCTATTCCGGTTTTGAGGATAAACATAATGCGATTGGCATAAGAATCAAGATTGCCACCGATGGGAGGCAAATGCCAATTCCTAAGGAATTTACTGACATAAAGGAATAGCCGATACAACTTATTAATATAAGATTCAATATCGACATCAGAAGAACTGTTACAGAGCCTAGTAAGGCACCGAGCGTTATGTAATATAATTTCGTCTTCATTGGTTAGGTGATGATTTAATGTAAGATACTGATAATAAGCACGAACTACAGAAAGAATAGAATCGGAATCATAACCTATGATACCGAACCTTGCCATTCTTTTTGGCGCACTTGCAACAGCTCGAATAATTCTAGCAATCGCAGCAGCATCGTCATAGCGAGCACTTGAGAATCGGGGGAGTAAGGTACGGATATACGACATGGGGGGAGTTGATTTAACACTAATCCCGTTGAAGTTATAGACTCGTCCATTAATGACAGAATCGATTTTTTTTTCAATCGCGTGACTGACGTCTTCATCTTCCTCGAAAATCTCACCTTTCTCAAAAAATCCGAGAGACGCTCTTTGTCGGGGCTTAAATGCGCGGCATGACCGATATAACAAGGGAGCAGAACTAAGGCTGTTAACGTAACTCGCAACGTATGATGAAGCTCCACCGCGGGCAACCTGGAAATCTGAACGACCGAGCTTCCAGCTCTTATCATGACACAGTCGTAATACCTCTGAGACTTCTTTCGAGTTCGTGAATAATAAGATATGATAATGCGGGCGGAAATGGACTGGTCCGTATTCACCCACAGCGTAGAAGTGTAACGTTTCATAAGTACCTAAAGTTGCATTTAAATGTTTACGCAATCGTTTGATATAGTTCTGAACATCAACATAGTTCAAAAAGGGTATAAGGTTATCAACACCGTATTTTTCAGCAACGGGATATACTGAGTTGTCAACGGCTTGCGTTTTACGGATAAAACTACGAATAGCATCCATACTAAGAAACCAATTATCCTTAACAGGAACATATTCCTTGATTTCACGGTCAAACGGCACTGTGCCTTGAACTTGCGTGAAGAATATATGACGTAAAAGGGAAGTATCCTCAGGTTGATAGTCAGAAACAGGGACATAAGAGTGGCGTTCATAACCAAAAACTTTATCTCCTGAAATACTTAAAGCATCCTCATACTCACTATGCAGAACCTCACAATTCATCAAAGGAATATGCTCATTATCATAAGTAAGCGTCACAAAATAAGAATACTTAAAAGCACTTCCTGCGGTCTTCACACGCATGGACGCTTTTTGAGCACGCTTATGAATACAGTAATCACATTGTCCGCAATCTACAGCAATACGATGACCTGTGTAACGATTAGTTATAAAAGAGCGATGCTGGCAATGATTAGCAGCTTTAAGTAAATCAGGAGTATATTTCATAATTATTATCTTTCATCAATTACTTGGCGGCGGTTACGCAGACCAAACGAAACATGAATAAAACTCGGATAAATAATAAGTTGGTCAAAAGGTGAAACATGATCAGAATAAATATGAATCATCTCAAGCAACTTATTAAAACTAGTAGAACCGTAAGGCTTTATATCAATAGCTTCACCTACCAGGTGTTGAGACTTAGGAGACCCATTACAAGCCTCATTCTGCTCGGGAGTGCGACGTGCACTGGTCACTGTAAAATGAGCATTAGAAATCAACAAATACTCAAGAAAATGCATAAGAGAATAATTCATAATCCGATAGTGTTAAGAATGTAACCAAGAGCAGCAGAAATAGCACCGATTATAATTTTCCAAATATTATTACTTTTCATAAGCTTGAGTTTTAAGTTCAAAGGAATCAGCTTGAGTTTTAAATTCAACGAAATTGTCTTCTTCTTTAATCGAGTCTACAATAACAATAAGACCCAGCGGAGAAACTCGCTCAGAATATTTTCCAAGACCATCCAAAGAATTGACAATATAAGGCGGCATAACATCACGACCAGTCTGTTTTTCTTTAAGGGAGATAATAAATTTCTGCATAATTTTACAAATTTTAAATGTTAATAATTTAATGAGTTGGTTTCCACAGGGGCAAAGGAAAGCATTATTTTCGAATAGACAAAATATTTCGGAGTTTTTTTTATTCTACGGTTAGGGTGTGAGTTGTGCGTTTATAGACAAGAGAGACCGAATTTGAGATGATAACTCAAATTTCCTTTCGGACACAACTAGGGGCTTCGCTTAATTAACAAAGTGTAAGTCCTGGACTTGACAAAGTGTAACTCCTGGACTTGACAAAGTGTAAGTCCTGGACTTGACAAAATGTAAGATGTATACAAAAAAAAAGGGGTATAGGCACGGCAAGGCAGAAACTGTCTTGCCTTTGCGCACCTACGTGCTAAAATACCGGAGCGGGACGCTCCTATAAGGAAGTCGCTCCGCTCCATTTTTCGACCAGGCCCTACGCGGGCGGCGGGTGTATATCGCTCAAGCGCCGCGATGGGCTTCTATTCCTGAAGATTTACTTACGGCCAACAGAATTGCCAATGCCTTGGAATATACGGGTACCATAATCAATGGCATTACGCAATTCATAAGAATTGACATCTTTCTGTTTCTGTTTAGAAGACCATTTATAATAATCACGTAAAGCCTTATCCTTAGAGTATTCTACATTCTTAAGAACATTGGTATTCTTAGAATCCCATAGAGAGGATAAGCCACGAGCACGGTTAGCCTGAATATTAGCATAAATCAATGAATCAGCAGTCTGTTCAGCAATCTTATTACTAATAAGAATACCATTCGTTTCAGCGGAAGTCTTAACGGCCTGGGCCATCTGGTTTTTATACTGGGCCTCAGAAAGAGCACCTTGAGCATACAAATTAGCCAAAGTCTGACCTTTAATAAACAAATCAGCCTGTTGTTGCTCATCAAGATACTTATTCAATATCTGTTGGGCCTGAGAATCGAGTAAAATCTGAGATTCCTGAGCAGACGTAAGACGACCAGCAAACTCCATATTCTTAAGTTCCTGATATTCCTTAGACTGGTCCAATAAAGCAGAGCGTCTACCAGAGGAAGCATTCCAATAACCTGACTGACCAATACCAATATTACGATAATCCGTATCACCAAGCATCTTGTTAATAAGAAACGGAGTAGTAGCTGCATTCTGTTCAGCATTCATCATAGCAGCACGAGCCTGAGCCATAGAAGCAAGAGCAGAACCAATATCGGAAAAATCAGGACGGAACGCCTGAACGCTAGGAGGAGGAGCAGCAGAAGCAGCGGCACCACCAGAGGCAGGAGACTTAGAGCCAGCCATAGCCGCAGAACCTTGAACGAACGGGTTCAAACCACGAGAAATCATCGCGTTGGGAGAATTATAAGAATTATTCATTCCCCACATTTTTTCTTGCCAATCACGCTGAATCTGAGCCTGTCCGGCATTAAACGCATTATTCTCGCGATTAATATCAATATTGGTCTGGTTAGCCTTATTCTGCGAAGAAGCGCCAATAGCATTACCAGCTAAAGAAGCACCAGCAGCGATAATGCCTCCAAGGATGAGAGGAGCAATACATTTATCATTAGGAGAGAGCAGACTCTCTCCAAATTCTAGAAACTTCATTGCGCACTAGCGGCAGGGGCGGAAACCTCTGGGGTCGGCGCTGCCTGGTTCTCTGCCAACATAGCCTGAGCATATGCGGTTAATTCAGATTGCTCCTGAGCCAATTGACTCAACACAGCCTGACGTTCAGACATAGTCTGACAATGACGAGAAATAACACAATTAAAACGCTCTTCATCCGTCATACCATCCATAACAGTAGATTGAGTAGGATGCATCTGGGCAAGGATATTATTGACGTTCATATCGCCAAGCAAACGACGGTACTTTTCCTGATTCAGAAGAATCTGAGTCATATCACACTGAATCAAATCACCATCAGGAGTCTCGTCATACATAACCGGGTCATAAGCAGAAGCCTGATAACACGGGTTACCCTCAACCAATTGAGGTTGATAAGCATCCGGAACAATTTCAGGGGTAAAATCAAATTTTCTCATAACGACACACAATTAATAAGGTAAACCATTTCTGTCCAAGTTCTGAACAGCATAAACCTGGAAGTTAACATTACATAATAGCTGGTCAAAAGCAACGGAACAATTCGTAGCATCGACCTGCGGAACGAATATAGAGTTCAACTGTTGAGGACGAACTTTCATAGACTGATAAGACCAAGCACCGGAGCCAGTTAAGACCTGATAACCATTCAATGGAGCAGCCCAAGCCTGATAAGCAGTACCTTTACGGAAACCAGCATGAACGGTATCAATATTAGATTTCCATTGCCAGTAGCGAAGATTATATCCAAGAGGACCAGAGGCCGAAAGTCCAGGGTTATTCTGAAGATTAAGAGACGGGACAACTTGCATACCTAACTGGTCGAAAGCGGGCTGAGGGAAGTCAGAAACAGAGGTAACAGTCAACTGAGGAGCCTGACCTGTCAAGTCCCAATCAAGTAAAGGCACGGCATGATAAACACACATAATTACCTGATGCTCAGCACCACAATCGTAAGTTAACGTATGACCAGAATTCGAGGATGCACCTTTACCAGCAATAGAAGCCTGAGAATCATTGGTGTCCAAATTGGTATTCACGACTTCATTGATATTAATCACAGCGTCCCAACCGCCAATAAAGTGAGCATGATTACCCATGTACTCGGGGGCTTTAATACCAAACTGGGCAGCCATCTGGTCTGAATAATTCTTGCTAGAGAACTGGACCACTTCTTTCCATCGCTGTAGATATTCCGTTGCACGGAGTGAGAGGGCGGATAAATCGGAATTCAAACGAAGATTTGTAGAAATCGTACTAGA